CCCGACACCTAGCCAAGGGGTTCTTCTACTCTCTATTAAGGGATGAAAGAATCATACTCCTTCTAGAAGATTTCCGATATCCTTGGTTTTATACTGCTCTACATCAATGTTTGTAGCTGCCAGTGCTAAGCCTACACCTAGCCCTGCTATTGGGTTAAGAACAGTCGCCACACCAGTCGCCAAGAGTTGGCCCATGGATACTCCCGTACTCCAATCTATGGATTCGGGTTTCTCCGCAAGCCTCGTCTTTAAGACGGTTAGCAGTTTAACCTTCTCTTCAGCTATCTCATACATTTCAGAGATCTGTGAAGGAGGTAAATGCCGTACTCGACTAAGTCTCCTCAATTCAGAGGTGTTCGTCACTATCGGAATCGAGAATAAATCGATCGGTTCACCTACGAAGGTGAGCATACGATTAAATTCTCGGACGCGGTTTGGTCCTAGCGAGGCAATATGCCAAGCATGGAACTTACCAAGTCTCTCTTCCAGTGAATCTGTCCCGAAAGCGATGGATTCCAAGTCTTTCAGACTCTCTCTCGAAGATGGCACGTCATTCGCTTTTGACGTTCCGTAAGGTCCAGGCATAACGTTTTTAAACGCCTTTGCCCGCTCTATGACTTCATCGACCTTAATCCCTTGGTTAAACATACCTTGGAATTTGGTGACATCTAGTCCCTTGAGAATCCTTTCGGAAGTTAAAAACGAATAGAGTCTCTCTGATACCCTATTAAGGTACCCTGCGCGTAAGGAGCGAGCTGTTCTGCCGCCCCAAGCAAGCCGGTCCGCCAAACTAAGGCGGGTAAGCCCGTCGAAGCCTCCTAACCTCTTAGGAAGAGGAAGTAATGCTTCGACATGAGAGACTACTTCTCCATTGGCCAGTGGTAAGGATTTTACCTTCTGTTTTTCCATGTCTATGACAAGGAGACCTCTCTGGTAGTACTGAAATGCTACATCCAAAGAAGCGGTTGACACTCGTCTCCACTTTATAGGTGTGACATCATGCCCCCTCCAGAAGACCTTTCCTGCAAATTCTCCGAATACTTTTGACGCGAAAGATTTCGTCTCAGAGATCGGAGTCCGTATAGCCGATAAGACATGCACATAAAGATCATGCAGTCCACGGTCACTTATGAGGACATCGTCCCCAAGTACACGGAAGGCAGTATCAGGATCCAAATCCAACTGTTTTGCTAGCGTCCTTAAAAGGAGATTGTGAGTTAGAGCAAACAAGGCGAAGCTTGGGTAAAGCCCCATACCTTGTCCTCTTCCATATGTGTGGATTAATCTATCATTCGACAAAGGGTGGT